AGTCTTGCTAGAGTAGGGCACTTACGGAACCGATTTCTCATTAACTTACTGAAAACATGGAGGTTTTATATGGATTGCAAATCCGCCTACGCCGGTTCGATTCCGACCTCGGCCTCCACTCTTGAAAGCCCCGTAGATTAACGTCTACGGGGTTTTTTATTGCCTGTAGGAAAGTGCTGGAGTTCCGAAACTTTAGAGGGTGGAGTTCCGAAACTATCTCATTTTGAAGGCTGCGCGACCGCACCGATGCGCCTGTAAACGCGCTTGGTGATCTCCTGCTCCGAGTGCCCGAGCAGGAGGCTGGCGTCTGCGATATCAGTAATTTCGGATGCCGCCTTCGGTCGGATATCCTTGAACTGAAACTGTTGGATCTTCTCCGCGTCATCGACTCTGCCCTCACTTGCGGCCAAAGAGCGAGCAGCTTCTCGGGCGTCGTCCCATCTGTTACGCAGCATTTGTTGAGACACGCGCATCCCCGTTCTGCTGAGGATGAAGTGCTGCGAGTTGTGCTGGCTGTTCCTGGCAATGATGTCCTCAATGAGTAGGCCGAGGGTGTTCTTCACACCGCTTGCCTGCATTTGAATCCTGAGACGCTTGCCTGTTTTTCCCTGCTGCACGGTTAGGTAATCCCCCTCGATATCCCCCCGCCTCATTGCGATTACGTCTGCCGGGCGCTGGCCGGTCAGATAGGCCAAGTCCATCGCGTCCCTAAGCTCTTGCGGAGCCTTGCCATATACAGCGGTCCAAACCATTTCATTGGCGTAGTAGTCGCGGACCTTCTCTTTATTCTTCCGGACACCGGCGCAAGGGTTTTCCCGATCCGTAAAGCCCCATTCTCGGGCCATGTTATAGACGTGGGAGAGCAGGGCGATCTCTCTGTTTGCCCTGGTCTTCGCCGTCCTGGCGTCCCGGTACTGCGCAACCATGGAAGGAGTGATCGCATCGATGGGCGCCCCCTCGAACCCTTTGCGTAGGTGCTTGAGCTCTGCCTTGTTGTCTTTCTGCGTCCGTGGCGCTTTTTTCGGGATGATGTCCCGCTCGTACCTGTCAAAAATTCCCTTCATGATCTTCAGGTCTGCCGGCTTTGCCTTGGACTCAAGTTCGGCCCACTTGAGCCTGGCTTTGTCCAAATCTCCACCGAGAGACAATTCCTTTCCGTTTGCATCTCGGTAGTAATAGCCGACCCACACTGTGCCGTTCTTGCGCGGGCGCTTGCGCCGAACCATCCCGGGTGGCAAGTCCCTGTTCTCTGTCTTGCGGGGGCGCATATCAGTTCACTCTTGAAAAGTCTGGCGTCCAAGCCGGTCGTGCCGGAGGCGGATTGTTGTCGACTATGCTGGGGCTGACCATGCCCAGCTTCATGCGCGCGAACATGCGGCCCACCAGGGGGCGACCACCACGGCTTTCGACGTAGACCCAGTTGCGGTCTTTGAGCCACTTTCGTTGGTGGGCTCGGTGTTTGTAACCGGTCAGGTCGGCGAGCTCGTCGTCCGACAGGATCTCTGCCTCCATTACTACCTCCCGCCGCCCGCTATAGGCCGCGCTGTCTTGATGATGTGGATGATGAAACCGAAGGTGAGCAGCATCCAGGCGACGGTGCCGGCGAATGCTGCGATCAGGTGTTGGTCGGTACCGGTCGAGAGCAGCTCCGGCGCCTGCCAGAAAAACCAGAAGATGGACCCCCGCCACGTACAACACGATGGCCGTGATGAGCAGGGTGAGTTTCGTTGCGTACATGGGGTGTCCTTGCCGCGCTGGGCGGCAGAAGGTAGCCCGCCGTTTTCCGGCAGGCTTGTAGAGAAGGGATTCGGGGCTTCTACATCAACGTGGCGAGATATGCCCCTGCGATGTGCCGCCGCAAATCCTGGCGCTCTTCAAGGTCGATGAGGCCCAGCCGAAGCAAGCGGTCGGTCCATCGGTCGTATTTTCGGAAGAAACGATTCCTAGACTTGCGAGTTTTTACTGGCGCAATTGCGATGACTGTTTCTGCGAAATGTTTCATGAGGCATTCCTTGTGGGGGTGAGCCTCAATGGTTGATGTGCCGGGGTGTCGGTTTCCCGACTATTTTCGGCTGAAACTACTCATGGCCTTGACCCCTTTAGATGAAAACGCAGGCGAACCAGAGGGCGGCGGTCATGGCGTCACCTTCGGGCTTTCCCCGGCAACCTGGCAAGAGCCGCAACCATCCCCGCAGGCGCCGCAGAAGTCTTTTCCCGCGGCTACCGTCTCTGCTTCACGTTGCAGGCTTGGGGCGCGGCGCGCCCACCAGCAGACCGGCCCGTCGTCGGTGTCGTGAATGGCCAGACAGAACCAGCCATCGCCTTCTGGACGGTCAGGCTCCCAGTAGCTGCAGTCCGGCTCGCCGGCTTCGAAATAGCGCTCAGAGACCGCTTCGTCGCTGTGGTATTCGAGTTGCACCATCTTCACCTGCAAGCGCTGTGCAGCGATCCAAGCCTTGCACTTATCACCGTCGCCCTCGTCGAAGTCGGGCATATCGGGGTGAGCGAACATGCCGTATTCATCGCGCACGACCGGGGCTGGCTGGATCAATTTGATTTCTTCAGGCATGACTTCGTCCTTGCCGCTATAGCGGCTGACTTTGAAGGGGGAGGGGTTACAGGTTTTGCGGGGGGGGGGGGGTACAGATGTACTCCTCTCAGGAAGTAGTACGCCGGACGGGTAGCATTACGCACCGGTTGTAAGGCATGCCACGGAACACTCCCATCGGCACCTTGCCCCAGGTCGCCGTGTCATCATTCAGCGTCTCGTCGCCTTCCTGGATAATGTCACCGTCACCCAGCAGCCTGTAGGTTGGCTCCGACAGCACCACCGCAACCGGCGCGGGCTGTTCGGCTGGGCGGGTGTAGAGCATCACTCGCTCGCCATGCTTGAGCGTTACAGTGCTCGCATAGATCGCATGCGTTATTCCGGCCGAGGTCATTACGCCTTCGATGATTGCGTCCGGCTCGCCCTGGGGGCGGGTGGCTGGCTTGGCGAGAAGGGCGCGCAGCTCGTCGGCAGTCGTCCAGGCTCCGTGCCCCTGTAGGATGCGTACAGCTCTTTCCAGTAGCTCGTGTGTTTCGTTATTCATGGCTCGCGCCCTCGGCGGCCTGCTGTTCCTGGCGCAGCGCTTGTTGCACTGCCTCGACAACCCGGCGCAGGTATGTGTATTCGTGGTTTTCCTCGACAGCCTTCCCATCGAGCGGGTAGTGCCATTCGTCCCCGAACAGTTCGGTCAGCAGCGCGCTGTGATGCCAGCACTCGCTCGATCTCTCCACGCTGCGCAGAATATCGATGTCGTCCCAGAGCTGTCGGGCTTCGCTGTTGCTCAGCTCGCCCAGTTCCCAGTCATGGCGACCTGTCTGCTGTCGGCGGCGCTGTACGATGCACTTCTGGGCCAGTGCGTGCAGCGCGTTGCCGCTGAACACCGTAGGGCTGATACCGCGATCCAGGCAATTCAGGATGTAGTCCCAGCCACAATCGGCGACAAACTCGGCGACGGTACGCGGGCCCATGCCTCCCCAGTAAGCGTTCCAGCTATTGTCCCAGCAGTTGATGGTGATCTTGCCCTGGGCCGTCTGGTAGTTCGGGTCGGATTTGGTCGGGCAGTCGCGCCGGCCGAAGTCCTCGAGGAAGACGGTGATAGGGTCGAGCCGCGGCGCGCCTGTGATCACCAGCTTTGTGACTGTCGAGCGCACGACCTGCAGCGGCGCGGCAACTTGGTTTTGAGTGGTCATGCTGCCTCCTTCGGCGTGTACGTAAGCGTGCCGTCGAGGATCGCTTCCTTGATGGCTTCGAACTCCCATGCGTAATACTGCGAATCGACATAGACGCGCATGCCTTTGCGGTAGTCGTGCTTCTTGCGCCGAATGAATGCTTCCGCCGCGTCCTTGGTGAAGTGCGCGTTGATGTATTCCCAGCTTTCGCACCAGCCAGTGACGGAGCGCCCTTCCAGCTCACCGAGGACATACCACTGATCTGACTCGTCGGCCTTCATGAACTGGCAACTCGACCAGGCCTGCATTGCCTTGTTCAGAGCCGCGCGCTCATCTTCGTCTTGGTCGTCCCAGTATTCCTTCGGCGAGAACCATTCGCCCTCGTTGCAGTGATCGATCAGAACTCGGTTGTCGCTGTAGTCGGTGTCTATTCCGTAGGTAATGCGCCTGGCCTGGACGATGAAGATCGCCGCCGCGGTGCAGTGATCGTGCACACCGGCACCAACACAGTCATGGCGAAGGCGCGTCACGAAATCGGCCCAGGTCGCAGCATTCAGGTCGCAACCGTTAGCCAGACTTGGCGCGGGCTCAGCGAGTTTGTTTTCTGTAGGCATGGTGAGTCCTTGCCGGGCCAGGCCCAGGCGGTGGGTGCTACGATGGCGCCTCACTCAAACGAGCAAGCCCATGACAAAGCACGATATTTATGATGAGCACGAAGGCTTTCAGCTCTGGAACTACATGGAGTGCGAGAAGGACGAGGAGGGCCGGGAGACCTGGCGGATCAACGTCGAAGTGAAGCGGGGCGGCGAAGTGGTCGTGCCGGTTGTTGCGGGTGATCGCACCTACGTTGACCGTGGCCTGGCGCAGGTTGCCGGCCGAGAGCTGGGTGCCAAGCTGGTGTCTGCAAGCAAAGCCCGATAGGCATTTCAGGTCAGGCGGCGTGAGTCGATTCTGGAATCCAGTCCGCAAAGCCGACCTTCGGAACGCCTGTCTTTGGATTGATGATCGGCTCGCCCTTTGCGTCGACCAGGACGGCCTTGGTCCTGATCTTCATGTCGCGGCAGGTAATGCTGCGCCGCGCCATATCGATGAATTGCTGCGCGTATTGGGGGGCATCGAAGAAAGGCGAAAGCCGAACGCTTTTATTGCCGGCCATAATCTTTGCGACCTGCACCTCTACAGCTGCCTCCCACTCGGCAATGGTCAGCTCGACTCGCTTGCCATCCACTGTCTTGATTGTCCCGGTGAATTCGCGGGCATCTTCTCGAGCCCAGTTCTCGCTCATTCCAAACACTGCGAAGGTGGTCATAGCTCTACTCCAGGCAGCCGATTGCCTCGCCGGCTGGCGTGATTCGTAAATTGGGTTGATGATTTGCGCTCAGCAAAAACCTGACGGTGACTGCGATGAGCACGAAAACCGATGTGGAAGCGATACGCCTGATAGGCGATGAGGTTGTCCGGCTGCTGAGCCTTCCCGAAGAAAGGCTTGAGGCTGAGGTGCGCCAGGGGCTCAAGCTGATCGCTGACCTGGCCCGGTGGCGCGACCTGGCAGGCATATCAGCCCCCGAGCCTGCTGGCGCAGTTCGTTGATATGGGGTATTACGGGTGACCGGCATGGAGCCGGATCAAGGAGAGACTCATGAGCAATCAGGCACAAATAGACGCGCTGGAACACCTATTGATTGCTGTTCTGAAAAGCACGCCCGGGGCCCCAAAAAAACATCTAGTCGAAACGGCACAAGGATCTTTGCTGGGAAGTGATGGTCCTGGAGGTCCAGCGCAGAAGTCTGCGGCAGTCGACTATCTCAACTACATCGCTTCCCGCATCGGTTAATCGGGTCTTTCGATTTCGTCGTCAGGTTCAGGCGGGTCGTCGGCGAGTGACTTAAGGCCCGCAGCCCGGATGATCTGCGACACCTTTTCAGTAACAACAAAAGGTGTCGTGACACACTTGAGCATCTGCGCCGCTGTTTCGAAGTCAGCGGCGATCACGTTGCGCAGGAGGGTCTGGTGCACTTCCTGCTGGTTGTTGAAGCCGTGCTGCTTCATCAGGCGCTTGAGGTCCTTCTTGAAGATACCGGCCACCTCAATCGTAAATTTCTCGACGCCCAAGGCAGCGTCCTTCGCCGCTGCCTTCTCGCGCTTGCGGCGCTGTTTGAGCGCCTCTGCTGTCGGCTCCTGCTGTTCCTCGGCCATGGCCTACCTCTTCAATTCCACTCGCGGTCAGCA